TGGATGCCTGACCCTCGTTTTGCTGAATCTGGAAGTGCAGATACTGACGGGGAAACCGCGCCTTGTGGCTCTCCCGCAAGGGCTGGTCAAGAATGTTCGTCTTGTCGCCGGGGGACTGAATCAATACGAAGGTCTGACCGCGATACGGCTCCTCGTCCTTGATGTAGAACTGAACATGAAGTTGAGCGTCTGCGTTGCTGATGTCGCTATCAAGTGCCATGCCTTTTCTCCTGTGGGGATTATGAGCGTTGACCGTTCAGCGAGTACCACCCGCTGTTTTCGATCCCGAAATACAAAGACGAGTAATTTTGTGCAATCACCGCCGATGTCGTGTTGTTGATGGTGTCCCCTGTCTGGGGATATACCGTCAACGAATTTGCGCCGCTGTTCGATATGAACACCAACGCACCCGTTTCTGCCTTGGACAACTTTACGCCAGACCCGCTAGGCGTGGTGTTTACCGAGGTCATGACCGCAACCAACTGCGTTGCGTCACCCGCCGAGGTACCAGCAGCAACCACATTGTTTTGCCCGTCGCCGCAAATGGCGACCGTGGACAGACCCGATATGCCGCTGCCGAGTACCCGGCTAGGAAGCGTCACGCGCCCGCCAGAGACACCCAAGTAGTCGGGCTAGTGCCAAGCAGCAACGCCGACTTTGCAGCCGCAATCGTGGTGGATGTCGTACCGTTGATAGTGCCACCCGTCTGCGGGTACACCGTGAGCGTCTGCGCCCCATCGTTGCGAATGAACATCAACGCACCAGTCTCCGCGAACGGAACTTTGATGCCGGTTGAAGCAGCAGCCGTGGAAACACGGACATTGGGGGTTGAAACCGAAGTGGCATCAGCAGCGGTCGTACCCGCAGCCGTCACCGTAGCCGTCACCTCGCCAGCAATGGCGATGGACGAAGCAGGCGCATTGCCGGAACCAAGAATCTGTGAGGGAAAAGCCATTTCTCAATCTCCTATGCGGCTACCGCCGCCATGTGTTTACGCGCTTCCATGATCGCCGCCAACAGACCCGGCCCCTTGATGTCAAGGTCAAGGTCTGCCATGACAGCGAACAACTTCTGAAACTCTGTGGCCTGTTGAGCCATCGCCATATTACAGATGAACTTCTTGCCCGTACCGCCGACATGAATATCAATGGTCGGGCCTGTCATCGCACCTGTAAACCGCTTTACCCCGTCCGCACGGTTGCACGAATCATAGCCGTACAACACGAACTTGCGAAAGCCGAGGGTGTATCCAATGTTGATGGCCCGCAAACCCGAGGTTGTGCCGCCACCAATCGCAATCTTGCCGGGAGGCAGGGAGTCATGTTCCGGCCCCTGCGACCACGAATGCCACAGCATCACATTGCGTCCCGCCAGATGGTCGAAAATGACCGGGGGACACCGGGAGGCAACGAGATACACCGTATGGTCATTCGGCTTCTGTATCCCGTCGCGCCGATCTCTAGGGTCAAGATTCACCCACAGGTCAGGGATAATCCCCTGACCCGTGAGGAAATCATGAGCAGCTTTCACAGCCACGATGGGACGCCCACAAGCCTTGTGAGCGCGGATTTCATCCACATAGTCAGGCATAGACCAGCCCGAAGCTACGCAAACAAAAGTCCCATCGTGCGTGAAAGGAACCGTTTGCAACTCGGGAAGGCCACGGTTCAAAGCGGAGCGAATATTACCCACCAGTTCATCTGGTGTACCCGCCGCCTGAACCGTGATCTCCACCGGGTGCATTAGATTGCGCCAGCGCCGCCGCTGATGTGCGGGTAAGCCGCAATGCAGGTCAGAGCCGTGGTACCCGACGCGGTAGAACCCGCATTGGTCACACCGACCACAAGACCCACACCGTTACCCGACACCGTTGCGTCATCCAGACACCCGGCAGTCGCCGTGGTGAACAGGGGGACATTAGGAGCGCAAGCGTTCAACAGATTGACCTTGACCACGCCACCCAACTGCACCCACCCGTACTGGGCAGAGGCAATCGAAGTCTGCGCGAAGGCAACACGCTTGCTGTTCGCCGCATTGGTCGTGGTAAGCGGAACAGCCGTTTCGTCCGAACGGACGGACACCGCAGCAAACTGCGAGATATCTGAGGCCGCTTGAACAAACATGGCCTGCCCGCCATCGTCCAAGTTAGTTACCGTGCCGAGGGCGAAAGTGGCAGTCGTGCCGACATCGCCCAAAGCAACGCCGATGATGCCAGAAGTAGAAATAGGCATAACAAATACTCCTTAAGCGATGAGGACGCCTTGAAACTGGCTTCCGCTGCATGTCAAATTGCCGGCAAAACCAATTAATTTCACGACGGCATCTTGGTTAACGGCCTGACGCTCACCACCGATCGGCACAAAGTTCCGATCCTTGTGAGGACGGAAATGCAGATACTTGGTATTGAGGAACCACATGTGGTTTGCGTTGCCAACATCATTATTGTACGAAGCAGCACCGATACCACCGTCCAACACGACATCGGATGCCATGCCAGCGCCGTAGTACTTCAACGAAGCGAAGCCAGCACCAGCCATGCCCGAACCGGAGTCCGAGATACGCTGAATGGCCTGCAACGACTGGAGATACAGCCGGTAATAGTTGTTGTCAGCCACGATGAGGTCAGGCTTGTCGGTACCACGGATAAGCTGCACAGCCAGCGAGTCCATGTACTGCTGGATGTTGCTAGCCGTGACAGCCGCACCACCGTTGGTTACGCCCGAAAACGCCTTCGACTGCCAGAACGACCAGACAGCACGATTGATGCCACCGTAGGTTCCAGAGGTCGGAGCGTCAGGCACAGCAGCGGCAAGACCCGTGAGGTTCTTACCCGCGTTGCCCGTGCCATCGCCGTACAAGTCACCGCTGATGCGGTTGGCAAGCTGCGCCTCGGCAACTTCCATGCGACCGTCAAGAAGGTCGATGATCGCCTCCTTGCCCGAGTTCTGGATCATTTCCAGACCCGAGATGGTCACGGCAGAAGCGTACTGGGTGATGGAGAACTGCGCCGCCGAAATGGGCGAGTTCTGACCAACATTCAGCACTTCATAGCCGCTGTACGAATTGGTGTTGTTCGTGGTTGGGTCGGTGTACATGATTTCCTGCAAAATCACATTACCGCCCGAGAATGTTTTCACATTCCCACGCTCTTTGAGACGACGAAGCAACGCATTGTTGTTCGTGACATTGTCCGCGAGCTCACCGCTACGGCTCTGAATGGTCGTAGCAATGATGTCGCTGATTGCGGAATTGGCAAATGCCATTTTTATAACTCCTAAATCAGTTGGTTACAAACGCGACTCGGTTTCGGCTAACGCCTCTTCCAACATCGCGCGACGATTTGCTGCTTTCGGAGCCGTGTTGATTCCGGGTGTGGAACCTCTGACGCTAACCGCTGCTGCCCGGGCTACTTTCGCTGCCCGATTCGCGTCTGCTGCTGCCTTGGCCTGCGCTTCGGCCTGTTTTGCCGAGTTCACGCGCTCAAACAACGCAGAATCAAGCCGGATGGCCTTTTCGTATGCCTCGTCAAGCGTCGAAGCCATGCCGCTCTGTAAGAGCTGGATCATGACTGGACGGGCATCTTCAAAATGCTCGGCCTTCTGGCTAAAACCTTCAATCTCACTCAACAGGGTCTGGTTTTCAACCATCTCCTGCTGCTGCTTCCAACCCATGACCTCGCCACGGATGTTGTTAAGCTCATTCTGCAACTGCCACACGGCGGGGTCAACCCCCTGCTGTGTATTCGCTTGTGGGGCGTTCTGGGAGCCTCCAAGGTTTACCCCATAGGACTGTGCCAACTGTTGAAAGTAGGCGTAGCGGGCGGCAGGGTCGTTCGTGGTGCGGAGGGTGTAATCGGCCTTCATCAAAGCTGCAACCGCTTCATGCTCTGGAATGCCAAGCCCACGGATGGTTTCCCGGTAGGGTTCAATGGCCTGCTGCATGGAATCGGCAAACTGCGCTTTGGTCAACAGGGGTTCTACCCCTCGGCGCATCTGTTCCTCACGCTGATAGGCGTATTCCCGCAATTTGGGGTCAGCTTTTGCCCATACCTCGTGGTATTCCTTCTTCCACGATGCCGGGGGACGCTCCCATACGGGCGGTTCTGCGGGTTCTGGGGGTTCCTCCGGCTTCTGGGCAAACCGGCCTACCTCATCACGCGCCGGGATCGGCTCACCTTTCTCCGCAGCGTCAAAACTCTGTTCCAAGATTGCTCGGCGGTCATCAATCTCTACCTGTGGGGTGTCCATTATCCTCTCCTGTGGGGATTGGTGAAATTCAACTCGGTGCGAATCTGACGCAGCACCCTATCGGCCTGCTCATTAGTCATGTTGTTATTGACCTCCCACTTGATGCGCTCAAGCCGGGAACGGTCACGCGGAGGGCGGCGGCGGTGTTTGGTCGGGTCTTCGTTCCCCACCTCAACGCAGTTATGCGCCTTGAGATGCGCCCGATGCTGCGAACGAGATGTGACCATCCGACCGTCAATCATGCTTTTGTAGGGCTGAATATCAGCCATGACATAGTGATTGCGCCTGCGCTTGTCCCGCTTGCGCTCTACCCAATCATCACCGATCAAAATGTAGGTTCGTTTCATATCAGCAACAACCATTCCTCGTCGTCCAAATCAATGTAAGCCTGATACAGCCGCTCCGCAGCGTCCAAGTCTGCCAAGAGCGCGTCAAAGTCCACGGACGGCGCACGAAGCGTTGTGGCGGGCGTGGCGTACTCTGCCACTATCTCTGCCGCTTCCTGCGGTCTGGCCTCCAACAGCGTCTGGTACGCCGTAATGACCTGTTCCCGTCGCAACTCCCGCTCATCGCGTACCTTGCGGATACGCTTACGGTGTTTGTCGCCGTCGTGCGTGTCAAAGTCGATGATTACCGGCGGTGTTGCTCCCTGCGATTGAAGTAAGGTCAGTAACATCAGGCCACGGATTGCAGTTTGGCTATCGTGTCTTGAGTCTGTGCAATGTCAAAGTCGAGCTTTGCAACCCCATCTGCGTCACCCGATGACCATGCGGCAGAACGCGCCCCCTGCAAGTACAAGAGGCGGTTTTCTGTGAGCTTTATAAGCTGTTCAATAGTCATAAGTTATACCGGCACTTCTTCCCATTGCAACGACCCAACCCATGTGGCGGAGGTCAATGCAGCGGAACCGCCAAGCGCAACATACGAACCCGGCGGGATGATTACCGCGCCTTCAAGATCAACGACACCGTTATTGACCAGAGCCACACCCGCAGCCGATGCCCAATAGTACGAGGCAATCGGGATCAGGTTTGTCGCGGCAGAACCAGATGTGAGAGCGACATTTCGGAAACCCGTCATTACCGAACCGCTCTGCAATTGCGTGTTCATCGCCCACGGCGTTACGGTAGTGGCCTGCGTGATGGTGGCAGTCGTGCCGAAGTAGAGCGCAAACATTGCCGTACCCGCAGCCGATGCGGAAACCACATTGGCAACCGCCGCTTTGTTGATGACGGCATTTCGACCGGAGCCGGGGGGGTTGAACAAAGCAAGCATGGGAGTACCCGCTGCGCCGCCCGTAAACGCCGTCACCGCCGCTGCGGTGCTGACAGACAGCAAGAACGAGTTACCCCGATAGGTCGTCTCGTAATACCGCCCGTGCAGTTCTGAAACGATGGTATCGCCCAACTGACCGGCACGACCGTTGGTAAGTGCGTTGTTACCTGCCGCAGAGGGCTGACCGACGATTGATTGCAAAAGCATGATGAAAACTCCTAATACGAATTGAAGCCAGTAACATTGAGCAGGACGCTTGCCCCCGTTGTACCTGCAATATAGTTCAATGCGGTTGCTGCCGTACCGCGCAACGGGGTTGGAAAGTCAAGTTGAACGGGTAGCGTCATGCTAGCCGGAACGCTAAAGGTGATAAGCGTTGTTGAGCCGTCTTGAATGGTCAGCGTTGTAGCAGTTGCGTTGGTGTTCTGGAATGTCAGTCCGGTAACATTCTGCCGGATAGGTGAGGCTTGAGCAGCACGAATCGCGGTTTGAGTGTTGGTTGTAACCGTCGCATTGACATAAAAATCAAGATCGCCGGGGGCGTTTTCCTTCGTAATCAACTGACCCGACACGCTAAAGGTTTGGCGTATCGCGTCACCCGAAATAATGGTTGAAGCAGGCAACGCAGTACGGGCAATGCCACCGCAGATGAGCGGGTTAGAGGTCGCTGCGGTGTCCTCTGCAATGTTGCCGCCGACCGCCAACATACCCGATACGCCCGCTGTAACCGCAGCCGTACCCGCAACCTGCGCCATGTTCTGCGAAGGGATGTTTGTCGGAAACGCCGTTGAAAAGTTTTTAAGTACCGCAATGGCAAGCGGAAAGCCCGAACCTGCCGTGGTAAGTTGTGCGCGAAAGAACCGCCCCGATGCCGCAATGAGCCATTGCCCCGCCGCAGTTGCAGTAGTGACCGGAACAGCCGCACCCGCAACAGGCCACGCAACGGCAGATACATAAGTTGAGCCGTCATTGGAAACTTGGAAAGTCACAGTACCTGTGAAGGTACCCGCCAACTGCAAAACAACCGTGCCATAACCCGTTGTCTCAAGCTGAACAATCGTGCCAGCCTGCGCCCCGTTGCGCGACCCTTGTACTACTACGCCATCGGCGGGAATCACGCCGCCATTATCAGCAACAGCAATGCGCCGAAGATACCCAAGAGGGGTTAGACCAGCAACAGGCATCGACACGCTCGGGTCTACCTGCATCAGCGTGTTTTGCACAAAGGGCTGCGGGCTTGCCGCCCACCGCAACGAATAACTGCCACTCACCGATCCATTAAAGTCAGGCGTGGTGATTGCCCGAAAATACTTGGCAGTAAACGCAATGGTTGCAATGTCAGACCCGTACAGCGTGTCAACCGTCTGAACATCGTTGCTATACGCCGTGCCTTGAACGCTAAACCACACCGAATTGTCGTTGCTGGCTTGAAAGGCTACGCCGCCAGAAAAACTGCCCGAAATCTGCAACTGGATGGATTGCTCGTTTGCCGTGTCCACCGCAGCAAACAAAACCGTATTTGCCGTAGTGATGGGGCCAAATGCAACAACCGTTGAGGGGTCAGATACAGAAACCGCACCGCTGACCGTCTGCGAACCGGGAAAGTTCCCGACCGTCACATCTAACGCGGTAGGGGCGGTGATTGGCATCGGGTTATCCGTTGAAACATCAACTGCCGTTCCAGTAACACCAACGCCAATCTTTACCCGTTGGTGCAGCACCCCGGCAATGTTTTCTACCGCAACAAGTGCGCCCGTACCCGGTGTGTACCCAACACTATTAGACATTTAACACCTATTGCAGATTTGGTTGAACAGGCTCAACGCCTACCGCTCGACCGTCTACCCCGCGCACGATGCGCTTGGGAGCTGACAACGCCGAAAGAGCTGCCGTAATCTGCGCCATGTTGCCGCGCTGGTCGTTCGCCATCTGTGCATACAGGGAAGCAAGCCGATCCATCTGCGCCATTACGCCAGCACCCAAGTCCTGCACGACCTTTTCATTTACCTGCTGCTGCGCCTCAAACATCGGAATGTCCAAGCCGGGGTTAGCAGAGATACGCGCAACCATCACTTTAGTTGCAGCGTCAAGATTGGCCTTGAACTTGGCAAGTTCTGCCTCCTGCTGCATCTTCTGGGCTTCCAACTGCTGTTGGAACTGCTGACGCTGCTGCTCCAAGGACATCTCTTGCTGCATCTTCGCCTGTTCAAGCTGCATATCGGCCTGCATCTTGGCCTGCTCCATCTGCATCTTGGTCTGCTCGGCTTGCATCAACGCCTCTGCCTTCTGCTGTTCAACCTGTGCCGCTGCCTGCGCCTGCTGCTGCATCGCATCCTGCGGGTTGGGCGCACCGTTCTCCTGCAACTGCTCGATAGCAGCCGTCAACACGCCCTCGACGCTGCGCGACTCCTTGAAAGCCTGTATGCCAAACTTCATCAGTTCCACGATAGCAGGGGCAAGGGCGGGTACCGCTTGAACAACCGGGAGCGTCTGGTTCATAAATCCGCCGAATGCCTGTAAAAACTGCATCCGGTCTTGCTTCATCTGCGCTTCGTCCAACTGGACAAGGCTATCGGCGGCAATGTCTACGCGGAAGTTCCGTAACGGCTTGTTGCGGATAAGTTCAATGGCCTGCGGAATGTACTGCTTGTCCTGATCGGACATCTGTTCAGCAGCGGCATAGGCAAGGATGGTCTCGGGCTGGAACTTGAGGCACATAACCTGCGCCTTAAGCTTGATCAACTCCGACGCAAACAGAGCCACCCCTTCCTGCATCGACCGCAACCGAAGGCCAGCGTACTGACCCTTGATTTGCTGCGCCGTGGCAGTCTCACTCGCCGCCGTCACACCACGGATAATGTCCGCGATGCCCGTAATCTCATATATCTGACCCTTGATGTCCTGCCGCGCTTGATAACATTGCAAAAGCGCAGCGGCTAGCGTGTCAATCGGAAGCAGGTCAATTGACCCCTTCAACCCGCCCTTTTCGCTAAACGCCATCCACTTATCCACAGGAATAAGGGCGTTGTTGTCGCCTTCGGTCAGTAGCCGTTGAAGGGCAGGTTGTGAGGCATCGTACACACCACGCACACGGAGCGATTTCACCAGCCCGTCGATACGGTCGGACAGAATATCCAACTCTGCCGCTTGGTCTTGGTACAGCACGAAGTCAGGGACAGGAACCAGCGTATCGCTCGTCGTGGTCGCGTACAGCGGTCGCGGGCAGGGGAAAAACCCTTCCAACCCAAGCGGATCGTCCCGCTCATCAATAAGGGTCGGCAGTCCCTTGCTGAACCACACGACCTTGTTTCGCTCCTTGTCCCACAACTCGCAAACCTTTGCCCGGTTGTAAATGCGCTTCTTGTCGTTGTAGGCGTTAAGCGGTTCGGGGCCAGAGTCAAGCGGTATCCTACGGGCAACTTCCTCGCCAAACCGCTCTACGACCGCTTCGTGGGTCATATACACCCACCGCCATACACAGGTCACTTCTTCCCATGTGCGGCCCGGTGAGTGTCCAAAGTCCTTCCAATGCACATAGTCCGTCGTGGCGCATTCGTAGTCGATGCGCTCAAGGTTGGGCGGTGCGTCCTCGCCCTCCTCAATGTCGGAAGTGATGGATATCCCATCGTCATTTAACCCATACGGGGCTACATGGGGTTCATACCGCACCCATGCCGTACCACGCCCACCTAGGAACCTATCCTCAACGCATAAGGACATCGTGGCGCGGAAGTCGGGGTAATGCTCAATCTCAAAGTCCAACGCCCGCTCCACAAGGGACGCAGCTACCCGCCCGATGGGGTCGTTATCGCCAAAGCGTCGGCGTACATCAGCCTTCGGAAGTTTAGCGTAGACGGCAGGAATCAGCGTTTGGACATTCGACCACAGGATGTTGAACTTGGCGCTTTCATTCGCCGTCTGGCCTCGCGTGTCGTCCCGGTACCGCTTGAGTACCTTCTTTACCCGCGCATTCCACTTGGCAAACTCAGCCTCATACGCACCGACCGTGCGTAGATACCGCTCAACTTCCTGACTGGCCTGCTCCGTCATTTCGATTCCTTCTTGGCGGTCTTGGCAGACTCGCGGAACGCCTGTGCAGTCGGCGCACCCTTCGTTCCCGGCTTACGCATACGCTCACCCGATCCCGCCTTGATACGCTCCTGTTTGGCTAGGATTGCAGCATACAAACCCGGTTTGCTCATCGAACACCCCCAACAGCAAGCTGCAATTCATCATCGCTTAAAAACATTGTGACATCGCGGCACAATTCGTAAAAATCTTCATACGCAAAATTAGATTTCATTCGGTTGACTGCTTGGCATACCAAAATTGTGTTTTGCGGGGTATAACCAATTTTGCTGTTAATACGCTCAATTGAAACCGTGTTTAACTGCTTGGCAATCAATGTCATTTTGCGCCCTGTGTAAGCGCATATTTGTTGCTGTTGATCCCAACATTGAACAATATCCGCAAGCGTAATTGAAAACTCTTGGTTTCGCTTTTCTGCGCTTTTCCGAGCATTCCTCCAGATTGTGATTCCCTTTCCTGCAATCGTAGAATCTTTTTTTGCACGCGCTCTCGCATTGCCTGCTTGACAACATTGTTTGCACCAACTGTGCAACCCATCTGCCGTCTGCATATGCCGAAAGAAAAAGCCTTCCGCTTTAACTTCCTTACAGCGAAAGCATTTCTTCATGCGTAGAGGCCGGGTTTCCGGTTCATGCGCTAAACACGCCAACGGCGACAACTTCAACGCCCGCCCCGGTCGTGACCTGCCACGCACCCGAACGAGAAACCATGTTCAACTCGATGTTATACACGCCGATACCACCGCCAACGGTATTAGGAAGTACCGTATGCGTTGCAAGCGAACCGTCTTTGATCTGAACAACGCTTGTTGAAGCCGTGGACACCGTACACACCAGCCGGTGCAGGTAATCACCTGTTGCGCCTGTGCCGCCCAACACCTGTAGGGACTGGCTAGCCGCAATATGCTCATAAGGGTAGCGGTAAGGGTATGAAACTCCACTCATATTCGTGCGCTCCTGTTCGGGCGATGAGTCGCCCACATATCGTTAAGCGTGGCCGTGTTCTCTGGCCCGACCATCAACGGGCGGGGTTGCGCCGGGGGAGCAGCCTCAAGCCGCTCACCCCA